CATGATTATTCTTCTATTGAGGCGGTAAAGAACGCTGTTACTGATTTCCGCAAGAAACATAATATCAACGCACCTATAAATCTTTCAACTAACTCCGCTTTTTTCTGGTACAAATAATGAAAAGACCTCTTAAACTAGGTTTTATCTATTCATTCTCGACGGCTGAGAACTTCTTTGTTGAGGCATTAAGTCGCCGCTTTGATGTTATAAGAGATGATAAAAACCCAGATTATCTTATATTTGGTGATTTAAATCCTAACCAAAGTTTTTATGCAGAAAGTCATTATAACTGGGATCAGTTTACTAATCCTAATATGGTAACAATAGCATTTACTGGTGAGAATGTGAGACCACCTCTTGATAAAGCAGACTTTGCCATTACTTTTGATCATCTCAATTCTTCAAGACATTATCGTTTACCTTTATATGTTGTTGATATGTATGGTGCCGTCAAAGAAGGATGGACCGATAACTTTTATCAATTGGTCAATCTAAAACATGATTATGAAAAGGATTATGATGAGAGAAAGTTTTGTTCTTTTGTTGTATCTAATCCTCGGCAAGAAATGCGAAACGCTATGTTTGGTTTAATGAATACCTATAAAGGCGTTCATTCAGCCGGTCCTCATTTAAACAATATGGGTTCAGTTTTACCAAGAGACAAACTTGTTTATAAATTGGATTTTCTTAATAACTATCGTTTTAATATTTGTTTTGAAAACGGTTCTTATCCAGGTTATGTTACCGAAAAACTATTCAACGCTTTACAAGTAAAAACGATGCCTGTCTATTGGGGATCACCAACCGTAGGTCGTGATTTTAATACAGATGCTTTTATTAATTGCCACAATTTTAAGACATTGAATGAGGTTGTAAAGTATGTTGAACACCTGGACTCGCAGGCTGGCAAACAAGAATATCTGGACATAATAGAAAGACCAGCATTCAAGAATGATATACCTAATGAGTTTACCGACTTAAATAATTTCTGTGATTGGTGGGAACAATTTGTAGTGAGGCAATAATGAGATTATTATTTGTGGTTCACCGCTATGCACCTTATCCCGGTGGTAGTGAGTATTATGTGCAGAATATGGCCGAAGAGATGCTTAAACGTGGCCACGATGTTACCGTATTAGCCGAAACACACCAAGGTGATTATAATGGTGTAAAGGTTAACAAAGACTACCAGATATTAAATGAAAAATGGGATCTTATTATTGTTCATGGCGGTGATGTTTATTATCAAAACATTATTCATTTTAATGGTAATAAAATTAAGTCTCCTGTTCTTTATCTAATAATCAAACCAAGTGATAGTGACGTTTGTAAGTTAGGATTACAGTATCATCCTTATCTTGGTTACTCCACATCAATGGATGTAGAACACCTTAAAAAGTGGAACGTTATGAATAAAGGACGCCGTGTTCGGCATGGTATTGTTCCACACAAATATCAAAGAGCAAACTTAACAGGCAAAAAAATATTTGTTTCCGCGGGTGGATTCTGGCCGCATAAGGCTATGACACCATTAGCAGAGGCATTCACTAAAGCAAACATTCCTAACGCCGAACTTCATCTATATGGATATGGAGAAGAACAATTAATACCAAAGGAAACAGATAATATAAAATGTTTCTTTGGTAAAGATAAGACAGAGGTATTACTTTCTATTAGTGCCGCTGATGCCTACATTATGAATTCCTATGAAGAAGGTTTTGGTCTTGTCCTTTTAGAGTCCATGATGAATAAGGTGCCTTGGTATGCGAGAGCTATTGCCGGTGCGAAAGATATGTGCTATTATGGTACAACATATAATACTGAAGAAGAATTAATGGAATTGCTCCGTAATCATAAACGGGATGATAAAAAGATTGAAGATGCATATAATTATGTTATGTGCAATCATACTATACAAGATACATGTAATGATATAGAAGATGTTTTATTGGAGACACTAAAATGAAAGTAGCAGTCATTGGTGCCGGTGGGCACGTAGGGTTTCCATTTTCTTGTGTTGTGGCTGATGCCGGACATATGGTTTATGGAATAGACTTAGATGGTGAATTGACACAGGCCTTAAATAAAGGTATAGTACCATATGTTGAAGAAGGTGCTGCACCTATTTTACGTAAAAACCTAGATAGCGGTAATCTATTCTTTACCGTAGATTATGATCATATAAAAGAAGTTGATGTTGTTGCCATTATGATTGGCACACCAGTTGATGGAGAAGGCAATGCCCGTTTGGATGATCTTTTTAATTTTGTTGATAATACTCTTATTCCTCGTATGAAGAAACAACAGTTGATTGTTCTTAGATCAACTGTATCACCAGGAACAACAGAGGTTATTGCAAAACATATTGAAAAAGAACACGGATGGATAGAAGGTGTAGATTACTTCCTAGTATTCTGTCCTGAAAGAGTTGTTCAAGGCCGTTCTATTATTGAAACAACTAAACTACCACAGTTGGTTGGTGCCTTTAGTAAGGAATCATATCTACAGGCCGCCTTGTTCTTTAATAGTTTCATCAAGAATAAAGTTTTTCACTTGTCACCGAGAGAAGCTGAGATTGGCAAGTTGATGACGAATATGTATCGTTATGTTACCTTTGCGTTTGCCAATGAGTTCTGGATGATTGGAGAGAAACATGGAATTAATATTGATAAGGTTATTGATGCATGTAACTACGATTATCCACGAATGGACGTGCCTCATCCAGGGCCTAATGTTGGAGGTCCTTGCTTATTCAAAGACGGTAAGTTCCTGCTTACTGACATTCCCTTTGGCGATCTTATTAACACTAGCTTTCTTATCAATGAAGGTATGCCTGATTATATCTTTAACCGTATTAAAAGTATTAATCCAGACCTACAGAATGTCCTTATCTTAGGTGCGACATTTAAGAAAGGTTGTGATGATACACGAAACAGTCTTTCGTTTAAGATGCGTAAAGTATGTAATAAACATGGTGTAAAAGCATATATGGTTGATCCATTACATATAGAGGATACATATATTCCTCCTGAGCATACATATGATGCCATTATCGTAATGACTCCACATGATGAGTTTATCACAGAGGATGAAATAGATTATAAGATTGCTGATTTTAATCCTGAATGTGTAATTGCTGATATTTGGAAGATGTTTCCAGAAAGTAAACTAAGTAAGACAGGCATTTATAAAGTTGGAGATATGCTATGAGAGTATTGGTGACAGGATCCGAAGGATCATTGATGCAGGCAGTTATTCCAAAACTGCTGAGAGATAAGCATACTGTATATGGTGTTGATAATCTATGTCGTTATGGTGAACGCCTTGGTATTGCTGGTAATGATTATGAGTTTCGTAAAGCGGACCTTACAGACCGCCCATCGGTTAATAATCTTGTTAAAACTATTAAACCAGACCTAATCATACAGGCTGCGGCACGTATCTATGGTGTCAGAGGTTTCAATATGTATTGCGCCGATATTCTTGGTGAAGATTTAGCACTACACAATAATATCCTCAAAGCAGCAGTTGATAACCATGTGCCTAAAGTTGTTTATACCTCTTCATCTATGGTATATGAGAATTGTCAAGGAGAAGTTAAGGAAGATGATGTTGATAAGGTCATTGCTCCTTACACCGAATATGGCCTATCAAAGTTTGTTGGTGAAAAGATGTCCATTGCTTTTGAGAAGCAGTATGGTCTTGCTTATACCATTTGGCGTCCATTTAACATTCTAACTCCATATGAAAAGTCCGAAGGTACACAAGGTGTTTCACATGTGTTTGCTGACTTTATGAATGAGATTATTGTTAAACGTTCTAATGTTATTCCTATGTTAGGTGATGGAGAACAGATCCGTTGCTTTACATGGATTGACGAGGTAGCAGAGGCCATTGCCACATATTCATTCTCCGCCAAGACAAACGGTCAGGCATTCAATCTAGGTAACCACGAACCTATTACAATGATTGACCTTGCTAGAAAGATCCGTTCTATTGCTGCTAATGAGTTTGGTTGCACCTTTGATGCTGCTATGACCTTTGCTCATAAACCAGCATATAAGAACGATGTTCGCTATCGTGTACCTAATGTTGATAAAGCAAAAGAACTCCTTGGTTGGGAAGCAAGGATGAAGGTCGATGATAGTCTCCGTCTTTGTATTAGGGATGCTTTGAATGGAAATAAGTAGTCAAACATTTAGTAATTTAGGTTATCTTTTTGTCCATTTATCAGACGAAGATGTTAAACCTATTGTTGAAGAAGTTAATGAACTACAGAAAAATTTTGAAACGGCCACCAGAGCAAATGATATTCTGGCTGGTCATCTCAATAATGAATATCAACTATTTGATTGTAAATTGCATATTCATAAATTATTACTACCATTAATTTATGAATATAAAAAAATGTTTCCACATTTTACTTGTAGATATGAAAATTACCTTTTAGATAATGTGTGGGTTAATTTTCAACAAAAATACGAATTTAACCCAGTACACTATCATAACGGTATTTTTAGTTTTGCTTTGTGGTTAAAGGTACCTTATTATATTGAAGATGAGAATAAAATATTTCCTTATATCAACAATCGAGAAAATACAACTGCTAATTTTTGTTTTCAATATACAGATGCTTTAGGTGATATTTGTCGTTGTCCCATACCAGCGGATAAAACATATGAAAATAAATTAGTATTCTTCCCTGCTAAGATGAGACATTCTGTAAATCCATTCTATACAAGTGATGAATATAGAATAAGTGTTTCTGGAAACTTTTCATAAGGATATAACATGGTAATCATTGATATTGGATCGGGCCCACATCCAAAGGCCGATGCTACGATAAGAATGGATCTACACCAGTGGGCGGGCGTCACGCACGTCCACAATCTTACACATTATCCATATCCATTTGAGGATAACTTTGCTGATAAGATTTATCTTGGTGATGTCATAGAACACCTTACAAAGTTTGATGCTCCTTTGGTTCTAAAAGAAATCAATCGTGTTCTAAAACCAGGTGGTATCTTTGAGATTTCATGTCCTGATGTTTTGTGGATTATGACTCGTATTGTCAATAATGATTGGTTTGAAAAGGCCAATGTTGATTGGTTGTGTCAGAATACGGATTCTTGGGACAATGCTATGGACTATCTCTTCGGTGGATGGCGTCATCCAGAAGAATACAAAATACCAGGTATGGGACATATCAATGGATTTTGTGAGCAATCATTAGAAAGAGAACTGCATAAAGCAGGATTTAAAGATATCAAACGTGTTCCTGATTTACGTAATCCTGAACCTGCCCGTGGTGCGGTTCTATTGATGACGGCATCTAAATGAAAACATTTGTAGTCACAGGTTGTAACGGTTATATCGGCAGCCACATGTGCCATGAACTTGGTACATTCTATAATGACTGCCATATAATAGGAGTAGATAAAGATGTTAAACCGCATCTTCGGCATCTTTACGATGATTTTGTCCATGCTGATCTTGTTAGCGATACCTTTTATTCCCCAAAAGGGCGTATCGACTGCATATTCCACTTTGCCGCATACATTTCAGTGGAAGAGGGTGAGCGAAACCCATTCTCATATTACAGAAACAACATCGGGGCAACACTTGGAATCCTCGAGGCCGCCAAGCGACACGGAGTAAAAAACTTTATCTTTTCTTCTACTGCGGCGGTATACGGTGAGTGCAATGGTTCTACTCTATTAGAGACACAAGAATGCCGTCCTTATTCTGTTTATGGTAAAACTAAACATATATGTGAACAAATACTAAGTGACGAAAAGAATATAAATATTGCACGCCTAAGATACTTTAATGCTTGTGGTCGAAATGTTAGGGCCAATCTATATGAAGAACATGATCCGGAAACTCATCTTATTCCTTTACTAGCAAAAAATAAAACTGCAACTATATACGGAACAGATTACTCAACACCAGACGGTACTTGTGTTCGGGATTATGTTCATGTGGTTGATATTTGCCGTGCTCATATACATGCCTACCGTTACCTTGAAACACAGGAGAAGGCTAACTTTGCCGTTAATGTTGGTTCATCTAACGGACACTCCGTAAAAGAAGTGGTTGACAAAGCAAATGAAATACTACATAATGGTGAGATGAATATAGAATATAGACCACGGAGAGACGGAGACGTTCCTTATCTGGTGGCCGACAATACTAAACTAAAAGAACTATTAGATTATACACCTTTATACACATTAGATGATATTATAGAAAGTATGAAATGAAAAAAATAGCTATTAAAGGTAGAGGAACGGCTGGAGCCTTTGCGATAACTCATTTCCTTAGATGGACAAATGATGAGATAAATTGGTATTTTGATCCAAACAAACCTACACAAGCTGTTGGAGAAAGCACTAATCTTTTATTTCCAAGGTCTCTTTTTACAAA